GTCCCAATCTTGACGACGCCACCTGAGCTAACAGCAGACGTTTGATCATATGTGCCGCTGCTGCTGTAGCTTTCGTACAGATTGCCGTTTTGCAGGCTCATCGACACCGAGACGCTAATTTCATCTGCCATCAGTACATCCTTAGATCAAAGAGCATATTGTTAAAATCTTTTGTCGGATAAGGCTGCCCGTAACACCGCGCAAGTTGATTCAGGAAGACTTTATCGGTTTCATTGCCTTCGTTTACAGGAACAAAGACTGCTGCCTCGTCGCCAGAGCCATTTAGCGCTACAGGCTGGCTCACTGGGTTCCCCAACTCATCCTTAATGACAACACGCTTGCCATCAACAATCTTATTAAACCCCACATCGTAATACAGAAGACCCCATCCGCGCGGGTTGTATGTCAATTCAATGCCGGTCTTCCAAAGCATGGACTGATCATCAAAGTCAGCTGAAAACCCGGTCACCCGAAGCGTATATTGTGGCGCTCCAAGATATGGCTGAGAATTGCATCTATTAAGCCAGAGCCAAACGCGATCAAGAGCAGGATCGGGATTAAACTCGTTTGTGTATTTAATAACTGCGAGCGAAGTTTCTTCTTCCAGCCCGTCTACAGGATCACCTGCAGAGTTGCAAAACGGCCTGCCGCTTGAGTCCGCAGCTGGCGTAGTAATCTGAGATGTACTGATGCTAATTCGCCGCCAAGTCTCAGACTGCAACTCCTTTGGCTGTTGGCTGCCACCGCCATCATTGTTTTCATAAGGGCTTAGACCTTCGTATACAAGCTCAATCTTGACTGCATTCTCTGTGCCGCCAAGCCATGAAAACTTTCTGCTTGCACATCGCGCTACAATGCCATCAAAATTGCGAAGAGAATTTATTTGATCAATTACCTCACCGCCAAGCCCAGGCCATGTGGCAGTGCTATTTCCAATATCTACGAAGGAGGGGTTAGGCGTGTCGCTCTTGGCTAGCAACGTGCGATTAATTGAAAATGTTGCACGATCTTTGCCGCTTTTTGCTTCTTCAAAAGCATCTTCGTACAGCACCGTTACATCGTAAAAACCCATCAATCAAACCCCTATGCTTGCGCCAGCAATCTGACGGCCAACAACGCCGCCAAGCGCGTCAGGCAGATTGTCAATGCCGTTTGCCATGCGGTTGGTATTGTCCGCAATCTGACGATCGGTATTCGCGGCCAATCGAGGATCAGCGCCACGCATCATTGCATTACGAAACGCTTCACCGGCAGAAGAGCCAACCAACACAGCCGAGAGCTTTTCAGTAGACGCCCGAATCTCTTCGCTTGCACCCTCTCCAAGTGCAGCACCAATATCGCCAAATATTGGAATCATGCCCTTGATAGAGTCTTTAAGTTTCTCGCTAAACAGCATTTCATCAAACCCCGCGAGAGGGTCTGTGATGTTTTTCATCCCATCTTCAAACGACCGCGTAGCTTCTAGGCCCAGTCGGCTTGCCTCATGGAACGCTTGATCACTTAGCGTCCCAAAGAACCCCGACTTTTCATTTGCCTTCTGTATCGCCTCCCCAAGCCCTGTAGAGCGTGTCGCGAGTGTTGCCATAGCCTTAGCATCATCGCGAAGACTTTTGCCAAGACCGCCCTGACCAGCAGCATCCGCTGCCTTTGCAAGCAGCTGCAAAATCTTCTGAATCGGCCACGTTAACCCGGTAATCAGAAACCGAACCATTATCTCAAAGCTCTCGATGATTTGCCCGAAGAAATGGTTGAATCCATCAAGGAAAGCATATATGGCACCGCCGATATTGAGGAAGCCACGCTGGATATCGAGCGAGAAGGCATACAGCAGCTGGAAGAATCCGTATAGCATTCTCACTCCTGCCGCTAACCTTCGGATTGCGCCAGAAAATACTTGCGCTGCAGTCGATCCCTTTGACATTCCCTTGACGCTTTCGACAAACGTATCTATGAATACCTGCGCCAATACACGCAAGTCTGCCATAACCTCATTAAGACCAGTAACCAGCGACAGCATCATGGGTTCCAACGCCTTGCCGATCTGCGATCGCAGGTTGGCAAAGTTTGAGCCGAGAATCCTCTGCTGCCCAGCAAGCATGCCGGATGTTCTAGTTGCATCACCCTGCTGTGCAGTTGTCTGTTCAAGTATTGCCGCGTATGCAGCCTGAAGCTTAATCGCAGGAGGCAGCGTTTTCGACACGTTATCGGTAAGCCCCATGTTAAAGGCTTTCTGCCGAAGCGTTGCATCGTTCAGAACGACGCCAAGCCTTCTGATGGGCTCGACTTCACCAACTAATGCAGACCGTACAGCACGCAAGGCATCATCTGTAGTCACGTTGTTAAACGATGCCATGTCTGCAGCAAGCGTTGTCAGCGAAACAGACATTTTCGCAGACACAGCTTCAGTTAGGCCGATGTTGCGAAACAACGTGCCAAACGTGCCAGCTGCCTGGAGGGCTTGCGTGTTTGCCAGCCCTATGCCTGCAGCACGGTCTGCAAACATCTGAACAGCTTTCGCGGAGTCACCAAAGATGATCCCAACGCGATTTTGCTCTTCAGTAAGATTAGATGCGTCTTGAACAAGACTGTTCGTAGCGCTTGCAACGCTGCGAATTGACCGATAGAGAAGCCCTGCTGCCCTGGTGACAGCCAAGAAGCTTGTGGCAAGATTAATGCGAGACAGCTGCTGCTGCATCTTGCCAAAGCCAGTAAGCTGGCGTTCTGCATCATTGAGCCCGCTCGTAAGCTTGCTCGTATTAGCCGTGATGCCAACGCTAACTTGGCCGAATTGGTTTGCTGCCATTACCCCACCCTTGGGATGTTTTGCAGCACCTCATGTATCTGCTGCGGCGTTTGAGGACGCGCTTCAACAGGCATGAAATCCTGCGGTTTACGTTGCGGCTGCGTGCGCCCCCTGTGTGCATTGTAGAACTGGCAGGCTTGGATTGAATGCCGCAGCCATTCATCTCCAAACGGCTCAAGGCGATAAAAACTCATCCATTCATACAGCATGTCCACAGACATGCTCTCGGCAAGTTCATCAACATCCCAAATGCCAAGAGCCAAGGCCAGCCGAAACAGAAATCTTCTGACCGGCTGGCGTTCTAGTTTTTTGCTGCCTCCTCCACTGCCTCCGCATTAATGCCGTTTAGCTCAAAGCCCTTGTCAACAATTTTCTGGACAATATCAGTATCAAGCTCACCAAGCCACTCTGCGTCAGACTCTTCAAACAACAGCTTGCCTGCTTCATCGACGCACACAAGAGTAAGAAACCTAGCTCTGATGTTGTCAAGATTTACAGAGCCAGCCCTGCCGCCAGTGACCATTTGCTCAAACTTATCCCTGCCAGCAGCATTTAGCTTGCTGATGTAAATAGGGTCTTCGCCAAGCTCAGGTACGGAAAGTGGCTCGCGAGGCATTACGCCTCGCTTCGCCTTGATCTGATCTCTTGTCAATGCCATTGCGCGCCCTCCAAGACTTAACCAATATTACCGGACAGCTTTACGGTGGCCGTCGCGGTCATCAACTCTTCCTTGCTAGCGGTTACCTCAAAACCAGTGAGATAGCCATAAGCGCTCCACGCCGTAGTGGCAGTGCCGCCGTTCGGGTAGGTGATTGTTAGTGCCTGGGATGTGCCATCGTTCGTCATAGCACCAACAATGGTTGTGCGAAGCGATGGGTCAAAATGCACCTCGCAGGAAACCTCGCCAGGATCATACATGCTTGACGCAAGAAAATCCTTGCCGCCAGAGGTTCCAAGATGAGAAGCATCAACAGTGTTGCGGCTTACTCCAGAATGCGAGATGCTCGCAAGCTTAAGCGAGGTAAAGACAGAGCCAAAAGATACAGTGGCACCATCAGCAATATCGCGGGCCATGTCACGCCTCCTTGCGTGCTAGGGTTCGATGTGCGTTATTTCTACAGTCAAATCCGTTCGGTATACCGGCATTTGGTCGCCAGCTGCTGGCGATTCAATCGCATCCGATTCCTCGGTTATGCGTGTCAATCGAATGTCAGCAGTTTGCTTGTATTCTAAATTCCGGCGAATAGCGCGTGCAAGATTGCGACTCTCAAGAAATGTCTCAGACAATGCTGACAGCGTGTAGGTAGCCCTGGCGAATGCAGCTGTGTTATCTAGGCTCACAAAGCCCATCCGGCTGTTTGCTTCACGCGAGTAAACGATTGCCGGAAGCTGCCCTCCCTGCGGTGCCTGGGATGCGTAAATGCGAGTGCTGACCAGCAACGCAACTTCCGGCGCTGAAGACAGCATGCCGACAACTGCTTGATCGATGTGTAGCATTATGCACCTGCCTTTGCTTTCGCAAGCTTTCTTGCAGCAATCTTTCTTGCCTTAACGCGCGACTCCGCAATGGCTTTTCGCAAATTGCTTTTAAGCTTACCCTTGAGTGTTGCAAGGAAAATGCGATTATTGATTCGCACCCATCTTTCAAAAAAGTGCCGTCCCTTAATGGGTTTTGTTTCGGGCAAGAAAACCAGATTAGTCTTCTTTTCGCCACCTGCCTCTTGATTGCGAACCAAAACACTGCGCTGCAGAGGCTTAAGGTATTTGTATTTACGATTCTTTGCCCACGGGATAGCGAATGTCTTCGCTCGCTTCGGCACGCGCTTGGCAACGCCCTGCTCGATCCAGTGTGCAGCATAGCCACCACGCGACCGGCCTTTAGCAGTCTTTCCATACTTAAAACCAAGACGGCCAAACACCTTGGTTGGCACCATGCGTTTTCGCGATCCTCGCTTCTTCATCTTATTGACGACGAAGCCAGCAGCGCGAGACAACCGGCCTTTATTCTTTGGGGCGATCGCCCGAAGCTCCGGCACAGCAGGAGCAATCGTCTCCTTTACTGAACGATCCAGATACTTGCGCTGAACAGCCCAGTTCAATTTACGAAAGCCAGCCATGACATTTTGAATGTCAGCGCCGCTAATCGTGATGGAGATACCAACTGACCTGTTTGCCATCAATCAATCACTTCATTGACAAGCAACTCATGCTCAACGCGACGGCCCTTCTCAAGCACGCTAATTATGTCAAACGTCCTTCCTTCGGCAACAATCCGATATTTTGGTTGCAAACCCTGTGTATACCGCATTCTCACTCGATGCGTCACGACAGCTTCTAGCGATAACGCATTGATTGTCTCAACGCCTGACAATGGCAAGATTGAGATAAATCTAGTAGCCCAATCGTTCCAAACCAGCGTGTATTCGCCCAGGCTATTGCGAGCCTCAACGGGCTGCTGGATCACCGCTTTTGTGTCTAACAGGCCAGTGTTCATGAGCCGTGAAACGCCACAACGTAGGAAGATGTGCCAGCTGTTGTGAAAATCCTAAGAGTGTCATCAGTGTTGTGGACGCAAGAAATGGATACCTTGTTGTCATCCGCAAGCAGCTGAGTGCCAACGTCAACCAACTGCAAATGCACATGGCTTGCAGCCTGGATGGCTATGCGGTCGATTTCCGCAAACGTCACAAGACTTCCTGCAGCATCGCGGTAATCCAGCGATGTAAGATCAATATTCTGAACTGCTGTGCCAACCGTGCCACTCAGGACTGCAACTTTGCCAGCAGTCACCGCTTCATTGCTGGCAAGCCGCACCTTCTTCAGCGACTCAACACCCTCCGCAGATGCCGTGTCGTTGAAATCAAACGTGACGCTAATGCTGCCTTCGATGCTCATGCGTATTGCTTCCATGCAAGAGGTGCGAGAAGGTCATGCACGCCCAAAGGCACGTCGCGAAGGCCAGCACGATCGGCAGCTTCCCTGTTGGTGTACCAGTGCGAAACCAGCATCTTCACGCTGTGCTTGAGTGCCTGGGGGATGGCAGCCACGCTGCCGTAGCCTGCCAGATAGGTGATCTGCACCGCCTTGTCGTCAATTCGCGCGCT